CCGAACAGAGCGTTCAAACCTGGCTCTAACTCTTTAACGAGTTGACTTCTAGATATAGCCATAGTTTAACCTCCTATATACCTGTAGTATCTCTAAACTGATGCTTATTAATTCTAACAAGAATGTTAGCGTTAGCAGCAGTATAGTCACTATTGTCAACATCAGTTGATAATGCGACAACAGCGAAGTTTGATGCACTGCTAGTTGCAAATGTATCACCATCAATAACAACGTTAGAAATACCTGATGTTGTATCTCCTACACTGTATGAAGCGATGTTACATGTTGAACCAACCTGTGCTAATCCAGCGTTTGCGTCATCTACTTTGACTTCAAACACCACATCTGGATCTGTGATTACGTTAGCAACGATATCACTTGCTACGATGGCGCCTGGATAGTGATTTGAAAAAGTTGGTTTAGACGTTGTTGGGTCTGTAAAAAAGCAACCATTAAAAATACCAATAAGTTCAGCACCAGCAGAAGATCCACGAGAAATTGATCCGTTTGCATTTAATACAACTGGATCACCTTGAAATATTGAATTGGTCTCGTTACTTGCAATTGTCAGCTCTTGTTGGCCTTGACCATTATAAGCTGCACCAAGCATTTGAACGGGACGAAATCCAAAGTTTCCTTGTTGATTTGCCATAGTTCATCTCCTTTGTATTTAAGTATCTTAGGATGGTTTCTTATTGCCACCACCAAAAGATACACGACTTTGCCTATCATTATTCATAGGCATACTAGGATGTTGCTCCCTCAAAGGATCTGTTTCCCAAGCTTCTGTCTGTTGATCAGTAAGTCGCTTGTAATGAGCATTACGCTCATCAACAGTTTCTTGAGGTATTCTTGCCAATAGCAAGTCACCTACGCTGATGACACCCTCATAAGCTTTGATGCTTCCATTATATGCAGAGTAGAGACTTTTATCATGTTCGTCAGCTCTCACTAACTCCCAGCCCTCTCTGAGTCTAGCATTGATGTTTTTAGTATCATCCATACCATTGACACGATGCCGAAGCCATCTTTGCCTATATCCATCAGGACATGGTGGTGCGTCTAATTGAGACGGTGGCTTCCAAGGTTTTCTTCGTTCCTCAGTTGCCCTTGTTTGTGCACTTCTTGGTGTTTTTTTATCTGTCATGTGTACCTCCTATACGTACTTAGCATATTCACTTAGAGGGACTCCAAGCTTATTAGCTATTTTTACCTGACTAGGACTTAACCTAACAGATTTGCGCCCTGTGGTTGCAGACCTATTTGCAGAAGCGACTGGTTGGGCGATTTTAGCGCTTCTAGTTGTCTGATCCGAATCTTCAAAAGATTCAGGAAACTTTAATTTTACTCTTTGAGTAAGCTCATTGTAATAGTTATCTGATTCTGTGTCAAATCCTTCTGCTACTAAACCACGATGTATTCTCTGAGCATAGTCTGTCATTTCTGCATCTGACTTGAACCAAGTATTTTTTTCAGCCCAATCTATAGCTTTCTGTGAGGGTTGTGGTCTGTTAAGTTGAGGTTGTTGTACTTGAGCTGGTTGTTGTTCTAACTCTTTTTGATAAGCTTCATATTCTTGCTCTTTTTTTGATTTAGTGACCCTTATTCTTTCAGCCTCAAGATCTAATTTTGTTAGTGCTTGTCTAGCCTCTTCTTCTTTTGTGTAATCGCCAGCTTCTCTAGCTGCTATTAAATTTTGACGAGCAAGATCAGAAGCCATTTTATTTCTAACTTCACTTTCTGACATATAACCTTTGTCAATGTCATAGGCTTTTGTTTTTGCTTCAGCTAATTCTTTTTGAACATTCTGAGCAAATTGTAATGCAGCTTCTCTTTCTCTTTCAGCCTCTCTAACTTTAAATGTTAGTTTATCAATACGTTTCTTTACTTTATCAGAATATTGATCCATTTCCTCAGATTGTTCTTGAGCGACTTCAACATCAGGTTTTAAGGGATCTTTTTCTTCTGTTTTTATTTCTTCATATTTGTCAGGTTTTACTGCACCGTGAGACTTGTCTTCTAGCTCGATTTCTGCTCCCTCGCCTGATATATCTAGATCTACGAGCTTTTCATCTTTTACAGTTTTAAGTTCTGTTTGCATGGTTAACCTCCCATGTTATATAATTGTTAATACGTCCTCAGGTGTTTCAACGGTTCCGAGTATTTCATCGTCATTTAATAGCCTGACCTCTCCCCCTTCAATCTTTAGTCTTGATCCTGCGTATCTGCCAAACACGACCCAATCACCTTGTTTACACCAAGGTCCATTAGGAAACTTTTCTTTATCAGCGTAAGCATCATCACCTACAGCTAATACTAAGGCTACAGATGCTGTCAACTGAGAATCTTCAATAGTTTTATCAGTTAATATAACTCCACCCTTAGTTTCTTTTTTTGCTTTAAAAGGTAATACCAATATTCGCCAACCGACTGGTTTTGGTAACTTTTCTAATTCTGTTCTATCCGCTTCAACACCCTCACTAGGGTTGTTGTACTTTTGCATTATGTGCTCTGGCACATATAAAGTTTTAGTCATCTATTTTCTCCTGTTCGTCCAGCAGGCGAGAAAGCTCCTGTTGGCATATGTCTATCATATGTAACTTGCCCTGAATATACTTATATTCTTCGTAATTTTCAACCCCTTGTGTTAAATGGTCATGGAGCTGTTCTCTGTAAAATTTTAATTGTTTTTGAAATTCGTATATAACTCTTGTGCTCATCTCAAGCAATTATAACCTGGATGTTTTTTTTCAAAGGATTTTTGATTACCTGCTTTTGAAGAAAACCATGTCTGTTCTTTAGAAAAGTTCACTGAATAAGATTTTGCACCAATTTTTGGCAAAGTTTTAAAGACAGCTTCTTTAACTGACTCAAGGTCAAAATCATCTCCTAACATAATTCCATCAGGTTTTAATTTAGGCCACCAGTTAGTTATGTCATCCACGACTGCCTCATGTTCGTGAGCACCATCTACCATAATAAAATCTATCTCCTCATCTTTAAACCTATTTAAAATATCAGGGCTATCTGACCTACCTTGTAGCGGAATTACCATTTCTCTACCAATAAAAAATTTTAAATTTTCTTTAAACATAGAAAAAAAATCCCTTGGTAATGCTAATGAGCCATGTTCTGAAGAACCTTGAAATGTATCAACGGCATAAATTTTAACTTGTTCTTTATTTGCATTCATTAATGATGTAGCAAGATAATGTGTTGATCTCCCTAAGAAAGATCCGATTTCAACTATTTTACCATTTTCAGGTATGACATCTACAATTTGATCATAGGATTGATTATAATTAAACCAGCCTGGAATCTGGTAATATGTTTGTTTCATAGTTAAGTTCCTTTTTTCTTTGTCTTAACTATTTGTATATTTTTAGGTGGGATTTTCAACCCTTGTGATTGTGGTCCTTTTTTAGGAGGAACTGTCTTCGTCAGTCTCTTCATTTTTACATGTGCATCCTACGCACCCACATTCATTGCAAGATTGTGTACAATGACACGGACAATCGCATTTATTACATATACCCATCATTTTTTCGCCTTAGATATTATATTTTTAACACCTGGTGCTGCTCTAACGCCTAGTGATACAGAACACGCAAGATATAATAGATGTGTGTAATATTCTGGTAAAGTTTCTAAGATTGCGAACCCACGTTCTATGTGTGGTTGCATAAAAGGCAAGAACGCACAGATAGCAGGTATCATTAGTGCGAGTAAAACAAACTCGTCTTTCCAACTGCCTTTCATTTGATCTACTGCAGATGCCTCCCAGGAAATTTTTCCAGCAATTTGCTGTTCTTTAAGTGATTTCTGTGCCTTTATCTCAGTAAGTTTTAGGTCTGCTTTAGCTTTTTTTGTCTCAACGAAGCCTTTTACGGCATCTCCCACCATATTTGCAATGGGGCCAACTAAAAAATTCATCATTTTTTCTTTACTCCCTTAATTTTTCCCTTGTTTATACTTGCATAAAACACTTTAGCACCTTCTTTCTTGCCATAAGTCTTTGCCATGGCCCTTTTTATCTTTTTACCCTTCTTGTTTAGAGGCATTTGTTCTCTCTCTTGCTACATTTGCACGTAAATTCGCTAAATCGTAATCTTTTTGTAATTTTTGTGCGTCTAATGTCTGTTTATAATCAAATTGATTTTCTCTAAGTCCTTGTTGCTCGCCTTTTAGTTGTGCATCCATCTCTAATTGTGCTTGTCGTAAGGCTAATTCTTGTTGTTTCAACAATACAAGTGGATCTGTGTTCTGATCCTGCATAGATTCTGCCTCTTCTACAACCATTTGTTCAGTTATTTTAGCAATTTCTTCATCAATTTTTATTGCTCGTTGCATTTGTAATGCTTGAATTTGCTCTGGTGGCACTTGATCACCAAATTGTGCACGTAATTTTTCTGCCTCTTCAACTAAAGCTTGGTCAACCACCTGTGTGGCTAATAAAGATACGTGTTGCATAATGTGTGATGTTAAATTTAACAAAGCCATAGGATTAGTTTTGACTAAAACAGATGACATGAAAAATCTATGCGCCTTAATGTGTAGCTCATGATTTTGTTGTGGAAATGCTTGTAAGTTTGCACCCTTTAAAACCACACTGTGTTCTATAGCTGGATCTTGCGGTTGTGGTCCACGTGGTATAGGTAAAATCTGCTCTACATCTTTTACACCAAGAGCTAAGTACATTCTCCTATAGGCTTCATACAGATTGTGTATTTGTGGATTTGATTGTGCTAGTTGTAATTGATTTTGTGCTAAGGTCACACGTTGTGACATTGAGAAAATATTTGGATCTGATACGGGTAATATATCTATTGAGTCAGCAAAATCTAAAACTTTTATTTCTCTAGGCCCACCTTGAACATTGTATGGATATACTGGAGGTAAGGTTAATTTAAAAATATTAGCTAGAAGAACAAATTCTTTTTTCTGTGCGTAATGTAATCTTTTGTGAACAGCAGACATTACTTTTGTTCCACGTTCCATTAAAGCCATAGTGGTGCCGACAGGTGTTTGTGAGCTACCTATTTCTGATAACTGCATGTCTGCTACAGCAGCAAATTGTTTACCAGCATCTACACAAAAACCTAATAGCTGATACAAGACTTGATCAGGACCCTTATATGGCAAGGACATTAAGGCTTCTCTAATTACACCGTTAGGTGCATCTACATCTCTAAACTCACCAGGTTGTAAAGGTTGATCATCGTCACGTATTCTAAGACCTCTTGATTTAAATCCTGCAGGTAGATTTGATAAAGTTCCAGCATCTAACAATTGACGTAAAGCTGTTGTAGCGGTTCTTGTTAATCCACCAATCATGTGTATTAAACCAAAGCCATAAAAACCTAAGCCAGGTAAAAACTTATAATGTACAAAATATTCATTCTTTTTTCTTAGTGGGTCCGTGCTATTGTAATTTCTATAAATGCTTAGAACTTGACCTGATGTACGGTCTATTGTTACAACGTAAGGTAACTTAATACCACTAGGTTCATTTGTTCTAGGGTTCATATCTTCAAAACCCTCTATGTCTAAATCTGCATGTATTTCATATAACTCAGCCATGTCGCTAAGATAGTCTGACTTTGTTCCGTCTATTTGATCTTTTTTCTCTTGCACACCTGAGCTGTATTCATCACCTTCATAAGATTGTAAATCAATATCTAAATAAAAACCTGCAACTTGTTTTTTACGCAAATCGTTCATAGACATTTTTATGACTTGAGTTATGCGATCACAACTTTCTAAATCTGATGCACCGTAAGGCACTATTACATCCTCTGCAGGAATAAATTTTGATGTCGCTCTATTTAATGTTTCTTCAAAATAAACTTTTTTAAACGCACTACCTGATAAAGGTAATTGAAATAACAACTGGTCCATCTCAGGATTATACTCTTCCATGTTATGAGTAATCTCATAGTTCATGTAATCTTTGACACGTTCAGCAGCTTGTTGTAGTTGAGAGTTGTTTGCTCCAACAACTTGTGTTCTTACAGGACCATCACTTGGAAGAAGTTCAACATAAGCCATAGCTTGAAACTGCGTAACGGCTTGAGCTAACATTGGGTGATTAACAGAGGATGCACCTCTAAAAGGTCTTGTTCTTTCTTCATACTTAAAACCTAGTAGGTCTAAACCTTTTGTATAAGACTGCTCCCAGTCTTCTCTTGATGATTTATCTGCCTCAATCTTTTCAACTAAATCATTAGACAATGATTGCATGTAAGCCTCATCTAAAACTTCTGCTAAGTTTGATGTAAAGTTTACAATAGGTGTTTGGTCTACTTCACCTACAACGGCTCCACCGTCATCAACAATCTCTACGTTGGGTTCACCAGACGAGTCTAGGTCAACAGTTGTACCCACCTCTTCAACTTCGATTCTTTCATCTTCAGGTTTTGCTGGGCCTTCTGTTGGTCTATCTAATGTGCTGTCAAATTTATCTACTACCATATTCACCAAATATATCTGTTACTGAAACTAAACTATCTTTTGCTATTGTGCCACCATCTTTTTTCTTAAACATAAAGAAGGGTTCTTTTGATTGAGGGCTATCAAGTGTTAGTGTAACCATATCAACAAGTTGTGGATTAAATTCTTCTATTACAATCAAAGCGTCATTAATAATATCACCCTCACCTAATGGCACAAAATTTACACTATCATCATCAGCACGTACAAAAAAATCTTGAAACTGTCCTGGTGCTACCTCTCTAGTTAATACAACATCCTTATCTCTGTAACCTCCACCGCTTACAAATCTTCTAATCTGCTCATTGTAAAATTCATTAATACCTTCTTCGCTTTCTGTGTCTGTACGTCTAGCTACATCCTCTTTGTTAAGTTTTAGCCCTCCGTCTACATCTCTGTTAAAAAATCTTAGTCCCTTACTAGGTTTATTAGGATCAACTATTTGTTCTACTTGCAGAGTGCCGCCATATTTCTTTGCTATGTTTTTTAGTTGTTGAGGTACAACTTTGTCGTATAGGTTTTTAAATTTAACTCCTGCAGGACCATCAGGATCTTTACCCCATCTCATATTAACTTTTTCTGCTGGCATGATGGCGACTTTGTTAATACCTTTAGACTGTGCATCTTTTATAGTGGCTTTTACTAATAGATCTACATAGTCAGGCTGTTTGTTAAACGGCACAGGTGGAAACAACTCTAAATCCTTAAAGCCTCCATAGTTTACATTAAACGTATCACTTCCCCCCGCAAACTCTTGCAGGTCATCTGTTTCTCTACTGGAGGGAACTTTAAGACCTTGCAATTCTCTTTCCATCTCCGTATTTCTTGTTAAGTCTAATAAATTATTAAGCACAATTGATTGTTGGTTTTCTAATTGTTCTAAGGCAAAAGGTGTTTGTGGATTAGGACTTTTTATTTCTACATTTACCAAATCGTTTATTTGTTTTTGTAAGCTTTGTAATTGTTCGGCAAACTTAGGCACTTGATCTAGTCCAGCAGTATTTGGAAAAGGTTTTATCGCACTTAAATTTTCTTGTAATTTTTGTAATGTGGCCGTAGGAAACTGGTTATTAATAGATCTTAACATATTTTGACCTGATTCAGATTCATAAGCATCACCAGAAGCTATTCTTTGCTCAGCTCTTTCTTTAATTTTTTCTATTCTTTTTAATAACGCAGCAATACGTTCTTGTTCTTTTCTAACTTTTGTAAGCATATCAGTTTGCAGTTCTTGTATTACCGCAACGTTTTGACCATCAACATTTTTATAATCTGCAACTCGTGTAAATCCAATTACGTTTTGCTCTTGAAAGTGTCCACTCTCTACAAATGGTTTTGTTTCACCAGGTAATGGTCCTGACTGCACAACTACCTCACGATAGTTAGTGCCTACGTTATCCAAATCTTGATTACCTGTATTTTTATGTCTAGGTCTACCGACAAAATTTAGGTAGTCTGGATCTGCTGGCACTGCTGTGCCTTCTTGTTTTACTTTAATACTAATGTTACCCATAGGTGACTGTTCATAAAAATCAGTTAGTCTTTGCTGTGTTAATTTTTGATCTGGATAGTATTTCGCATAATCTTCTAAAAACTGCATTAAACCTGTGTCACGTAGCTCAGCTTCGGGTGCAGCTTTACCTTTGAAAAAGTTCATCCAGTCTTGTGGTCTTGCTGCCTTTGGTGCATTAGGATCATTGATAACATCTAACGTAAAAGATTTAAAAGCAAAGTCTGATGGTTGCATTTGTTGTGTTGCAGGTAGGGTCGTACCTGGTGGTCCTTGCGGTGCATCTGTTTCAATTTTTTTCTTTGGTGTTTCAACAGCATCAACCTTACCAAACACTTTAAAAAGTTTTGTAGGATTAAATGCCGTCAGGTTACCTGAGTCTACTGCTTGTTGAAAGAAGTCTTCACCTTCAAATGCTGGATCAGGTGTGAACTGTTGTTGATTAATATTTTGCAACGGATCACCGCCTATTGCCATACGCACAGCTCCCCCTTTTTTAAAATTTGTATTGTCTATTATTTCTGCAAGCATGGTGTCAATAAAACCTCTAGCTATGTAAGGTGTTTCTTCATAACCCTCAATTACTACCTTTTTTCTTTTTGGTTTTTCACCTTTATTAACTTTTAAACTTTTTGGATTTTTAACGTAATAATCCATTAGTTGATCAAACCTTGCTTTTTGTTGATTAAGAGTTAAAGGTTTATCAGAACCTATAAATATATCGTTAAATTTTTTAAATACTTCAGGATCATCTCCCTCCCTTTTTGCTATAGTGCCTGATACTTTTTTACCAAACTGACCATTAATAAAATTTATAACTTCACGTGTAAGATTTTTTTTATCTAGTCTTCTGTATGCTCCCATACCTTTACGTTGAAATAAATTATTAAATCGTGCTAAGGCTCTGATACCCTTAAAAGGTATTTTATTTTTATTCAATGTTTTTCTAATATCTGCTACTGCATTGTCTATTGTGTTTTCTGCTCTTCTTTGAAAAGCAATGTTCTCATTACCCATGTTTGTTCTAACTAAATTTGACACATCACCCATACCCATCATACCTGCTTTATTTGTCACAAAATCATCAATTCTAAATAAGTGTGATACATGTCCTTCAAATGCTTTTGATCCCGCATCAATGAAATCGTCTAATGTCATTTCGTCTACAGGTATTTTGATTTTCTTACCACCACGTTCGACTGTCTTTGGAAACTTTGTGTAATACTCAGTATACTCTTTTACTAATTGATCTCTTAGATCTGGATTAGCCATGATAATTTCTTTAAATTTTGGTTTTGTATATTCAGTAAGTTGTCTGCTTTCATTAATTACGTCAATATAACCTTGCCTTTGTGCTGGCGATAGATATCCCTTTTGCAAAATTTCTATGTCTTTTGCAAGTTTCATAATCTGTTCATGATTTTGTTTGTGTAACATAGATGCGTTAGGATCTCCTGTAGGCACTCTATTAATTCCATATGCACTTGCAGTTTTTTCAAAATTTTCTAAATTAGTAAAATCATAAATATTTTCGCCTGTCTTAGGATCATTTAAAACAAAATTTGTTCTGTATAAATCATTTAGTTTTTGTTGTGCTCTAGGTAATGCCGCCTTACCTGCTATGCCCTCAACAGTGGTATCAGCAACTTTAGTCGGTGTTGGAACATATTGTCTAAAACCTAGATCTCGTGGCTCCTGTTTTATTTTTGTTAGTTCTCTTATTTCTTCAACAAATTCTGGCGTGATAATATCACCACCTTTTTCTGTTCTTCGTCCTGGTTTTGATACACCCTCTCGACCTCCTCTGTAGTCTCCTAGAACGACTTTTAATCTTGTATCTCCAGTTCTTGCCCCAGTTCTTGTTATTGTATAATTTTCAATTCCTAAATTTTGTTTATCAGGATTGTTTTTTAAATCCTGCACAAAAGCATCTAAGTCTTGTTTAAGTGCAATTCTATTTTGTGTTTCTAAAGCCGGTCTACCTTTTAAAGTATTTTTTTTCGCCTCATTGCTTAGGTATGGTTTTTTTATAAATTCATTAATTTTTTGTATTGCATTACCTTCTATTTCTATACCCTGTTGTCTTAGTTTTTCTAATATCTGTGAATTTGCTAGGGGTGTGTTAGAATTTTCTAAAATTTCTTCAGCTACCTTAGTCCACTCCTCACGATAAGGACCAAGAGGACTTTGATTATCTGTTAAATAATTTACTGCCTTTTTTAAATGTTCTGTTTCTGTAAAGATATTTTTATTAGGGTCTTTTTTTTCTGAGGGTTTTTTGTATCTAACTTTTTTACCAGGCACATTTAATTTTTCTAATGTGAGTGGTATGTTATTTTTTGTCAGATATTCATAAAATCCTTTTGCAGAGGGAACTTTAGTTTGTGATAAGTAATCACCAAAATCTTTTCGGTAAGGTTCAAATAATTCTTCTTGTTCTTTTTTAATTTTAGTTTGTTTAATTTTTTCTATATTTTCTTTTGATTTTCTTGCATCAATCTTAGTTGCTCCTGCACCCTCGTCTGCTGGTGATAATGCGATCCGTGGTTCGGTGACCATGCCTGGTGGTCCCTTAGCAGCATCTTGTATTAATGGAACAGGTGAGCCACCAAATAATTGTTTGACTTGTTGAACTTCAGGTAGATCTGACGTTGATTTTAAAACAGCGTTAATATTTTTTAATCCTATACCTGCTAATTTTTTTATAGCTACGGGTGGTAACAAAAAGTCTAAAGAATCAAGTGGTGCTAATGCTATTGATAATCTGTCCTCACTATTTAGTTGTTCACCACTTTTTAATTTGTCAAAAGCTTTTCTTTGATTGCCATATAGAAATTGTCCAACACGACTGAATCCTTCAGTAAAACTTTCTCGTTTAAATCCTGCTTGATCTAAAAGATCAATTGCTTTTGAGTTTTGTAAAACAGAACTAGGTAAGTCAAAATCACCCGCATACTGATCAAACTCCGTGCCCTGAAACGCTTGTGTTGTAGCTAGGGATCTAAGTTGTTGATCTTTTTCTATTTGATCTAAAGTTTCTTGTTCAGGTGTTAGTAATTTATATCCTCTTGCAATCGCTGTAGCAAAGGGTCTTAATATTTCTTGATCTGTTGGATCTACTCTTTGTTGTGGTATTACAGATCTTTGAGGTTGGAAAGTTTGTGGAGCGTTTGGAAACTCAATACCAATCTTTGGCCTAGGTAATGGTCCTCCGTTCGCCATATAGGCGGGATCATTTTCAATTACATCATCAAAAGGATTGTATGCCATTAGTACCCCAAATGTCTTCTTAGCCTACCCATGGTAGGATTTTTACCTAAACTTTTATACTTTGGTTTTTTACCAAAATGTTTGTAAACATCCATTGGTTCATCCGATACTTTCAATCCCTTGTCCGTGATCTTAGCATCATGACCATGTTCTTTAGCATACTTCACTAATTCATTCTTAGCTCGTTGCTCTTTTGTTTTCAAAGCTTTAGCGGCAGCTTTAAGTGCCCCAATTGTTCCTTTTGCAAAACCCATTAGTAATACTCCGTCTCTGGTCCGTGGTCCGTGGGCTCATCATCGTAGTCATCTGACAACGCAACGTAATTGCCCTTTCGAAACCTTAGTAATGCTTGACTCATGGAGTCGACAAGATCGTCATGTTCTGCGTGTGGGAACATAGCACATTCTTCTATCATCTCTTCAGCCCAGCGTTCTTTCGGTGCCCATACT